AGCTCCAAAATTATTTGTAATAACATGCACACCAGATGATAAAGCTTCTAACGCTGATACACATGATGTCTCTTCAAAAATAGAGGGGTAAACAAACATATCATAATCTGGCATTACTTTTTTTATATGTTCATGAGGTTTATAACCAATGTAATTAACATTAGGAAGTTTTTCAGCTTGTTCATATAATGCAATAAAATCCTTTTCATGAGAGTCACTAAATTCAGATCCATAAATTTTAGAAGAAGAATAAACATCTAAAGTTATTTTAGGATCTTTTATTTCTTGCATGGCTCGTAATAGAACATTTAACCCTCTCCATGGAGTGCAATGATGAATTAATTTTATAGGCTCATTTTTCTTATAAATTTTTCTAACAGGAAATTCTTCAATACCATTTTTAATAACAACAGATTTTTCTGTTGGAATATCGAAAAAATATCTAAATTTTTCATAATTCCAATGACTGTTAAATACATACCAATCATACTCTTTATGTCTTTCCTTATTTCTAAAAAATTCTTGAAGATTTGGTTGATCATAAGAATTTTTTTGCCAGAGAATATTTAACTTATTAGGATCGATTGGAACTTTACCTGGAATAGATGTACATATTTGAACTTTATCTAAAAGATTTTTTGAAACATGCTTAATAAGCATTTCCATCTGAATTTCAGTTGCACCTCTTGGTTCCATTATTTTTTTGTAAATGCTTCGATATTTACTCTAGTAACCTTTATTTCTAAATCCTGTCTAAAATCTTCTTGAACTGTATCAGTATTCGGATTAGCAACATCAGCTTCAAATTCTGCTTTATTAGCATAAATTTTTCCTGTTCTTTTGTTCTTAATTATTTCCTTTGCCTCTGCTGGTATTTTTGGTATGTCATTCATTTATCTTATCCTTTTGTTAAAATATCCTATAGATGCAATAATTCTTGGTGTTAATCCAATAACTTTATGTTTAACCCCAGGAGGAATAAATATCATATCTCCTTTATTAATCTCATAATCAATATTATTAACATCATATATTCTATATATTGTTTTGCCTTTCAATCCTATTATAAAAACATACTCAAAATCTTTATGAACAGCTCCAAGTTGTGTAACAAAACTAAAAAACAAATCTACTCCATCTCTAGAGTCAAGGCTATATTTAAATGTTTTTAACAAAAAATCAAAAAATGTTTTAAATTCTTTTAAATAATTTGTGACATTTACCATGTTATAAACATCCTTTAAATTACCTATTCTTGTTTTTGTTAAAACTTCACTATCTGGTTCTTGCTCTAAAAATTTAGACATTAAATTAAAATCATATTCTCTGTCTAAAATAGCAAAACTTTTAACATAAGTGACTTTATTGTCTCTAATAGACTCAACTTGTTTTTCGTTTAACAACATTATCTGCCTTGTCTGTTGTATCTTTTATACGATCTTTTCTCTGATTTTGAAAGTCTTTTTTTGTGACGGCCTGGACGTTTTCTAGGTTTTGGTCTTGGTGTAAAATGTAAAAAACTTACCCTAGCCATTTTCTTGTGATCTATCTATTTGTGCGTAACTTATAATACCTTGTATTTCATTAGCAGTTCCTGCGGTCATTTTTAAAATATCACTTTCTTCTAATACCAATGTTTCTTGTATTATATTTTCAACTGTATTTGCAGCTATAGCTTTTCGCCAAATAGAAAAGGTACTAGAAGCTGAACTATCTGTCACTTGTACAGATAGGTTTACAGGACCAGAAGATGAATTATCAACTTGTATTTGTTTTATTAAACATCTAGCATTAGAAGGTGATGTCAAAACACTTGTAGTATCTGTGTTTGTTAAATTTATTCCAGCATTTTTATATTGTATTGTCATGATAAAAAATAATTAAATGTATCTTGTTCATTTTTTAACTCTTTTTGGTATGAGGTGTTAAGCTTATCCTTTATAGTTTGTAAAGATTGTGCAACCTGTCTTTGGTTATCCTCTGTATAAACAGGTGTAGGTTCTGGTATTATAACATCAATCCTAGCCATTATCTCATTCCATCAGGTTGAACATCAGCTCTAAAAGTTCCGTAACGCCAATTTTGATCAGTAGATAAGTTAGCTACTTTTATACTTGCAAATCTTGATCTAGCTCTAGTATTTACTTTATCAGTAGTGCTGTTAACAGTAAAAGGCCCGAGAGGCGAGGATGTTTGGGTATCAGACGGAAATTTTCTAAGGTTAATAGTGATCTCTGCATCTCCAGTTATTAATTTAAAATCAGGAAAAAACCTTCTTATGCTCATAAAAAATTGACCGTCTCCACCTTGATTTAAATCAAAATCTCCAGATTGAATGAAAGCAGGTATAGCAGTTTTAGCTCCTGATGAATCTACTTGATTATTACCTCTCTCGTGAGCATAATATATTGATGCACCATTTATACTAGTTACTCCTTGAATGGTCGGAAAAGTTGGAGTGGCCGTGGATGTAAATTCAGTTGCATATGGATTATCATATAAAGTTGCATCGTGCCAAGTTGTTCTAGCTAATGATCCTGTAGTCCAAGTGTTTTCTGCATAGTTATAAGTCACTACTCTATCGATTAATGTTGAACCTGACTTAGGGTAAAACCAACTTACTTCTTCATAAAGACTATTAAGGCCAACATAAATTTGTTCACCATTATCATAACTTAAACCAAGATTATCTCCTTTATCTGTAAATACAAAATCTTCAACTAAACAAGGTAAAGATTTAACAGTACCATCATATACAAAAAATCCACCTGATTGACCCATCCAATAAACAGCTCCGTTTACATAATAAACAGCATGTTGTCCAATTAAACCACAATTTGAGCCTACTTGCCTGATGGAAAAAGTAAATGGTGGTCCAACAAACTGCATTACATAAGCTGATGTATCGGTTAAAATTAAAATATAATCTTTTCCTTTAACTGCTCCTACTATTTTTGTGCCTGAATCAATTCTAAAAGTACCAGCGGTGTTTACAGATGTAGGAGTATAATCGGTTATATCCTCCTGATCAGAAAATCTTATAAACATCTTATCTTGTGATGAAGATGTCCCTATAGTTGTTTCAGTTCCAAGTATTACAAGATGTCTATCTCTTTCGGAAACGATTGACATAACAGATGCTGAGGGTGCTCCACTTACTAATGAGGCTCTAGTGGTTAAAGCAGCTGGTGTATTGCTTATTGTGTCCCATTCAAATGTTTGTCCGTTTTTAATAGTTGCAATTAATTTTGAACCAAAATGATCTAAAGACCATGATGCTGAATCTAGTGTAACACCACCAGATAAAGTTTCTTCTCCCCAAGCTGTAAAACCCTCAACTGATGCTCCACTGCTGTGTGCAGTTCTTGTTCCTGCAACAGCTCTTGTTATGCCTGTTAAATCATTTGTTGAAATACCTGTATAGGAAATAAATTCAGTCCCAACTTTTATAGTCCCCGATGTAGGTAGACCTGTCGTAGAGGTTAGTGTAATTGAAGTTCCTGAACCTCCTGTACCTGCAGTATCATCTAATAGAGCTCCATTTAAAGTGGTTATAATACTAGACCCTCCGCCCCATTCAGCTGTTCCCCAACCAAATCCAGAAGTTTGATTTAGTGGACCTACCTTTACATAAGGGTTAATTGTTGCAGAACCACTAGCAGAAACACTAGTCCCTGCATTAGTCGACATAGTAATCGTAAAAGTATCTAACGATGGTGTAGTAACAACTTGAAAAGTGTTGGTCGTAAAATCACTTGCTACATAACCAGCTCCCACAGGAGGTGTTACTGAAGTGAAAGTAAACAAGTCTCCTGCAGATAATCCGTGAGCAACTTTATTTACAGTTACTGTAGGACTTGTGTTTACTGTTGTAAAAGTGGCTCCTGTAATAGCAGAATCTAAAGGAGTCACGTCATAAAAAGAATTTTCATAATAAATAATTAAAACTTTACTTGTTCCTAGTGCAACGTATCTTCTTCCTTCTAAGTCTGCCCAACATAACTGATCTCTTGCTGCTCCAACAAAAGTAGAGGACGTAAGCTGTTCCCAACCGCCAATTTTTTCAGGCAAACCATATCTAAATCTTACAAAATCTCCATCTGTCCACTGACCCTCGGCTCCAGTAGCTGTAACTTGTTTATTAAATCCAGCTCTTATTTGTACATTTGTTAATGGCATAAAAATATTATATCATTTTTTATTAAGGTTTTAAATAATCAGATCACAGATCTATTTAACAAACATTTGAACAGATATTCTAGGCATAATAGGACTTAAAACAGGAGTTACTTTATGATCGATCGGAGTTTTTACAATTACTAATGAATTACCAACAACTGGTATAAAGCCATGAGCATTTGCATCAGAAAACATAAATTCTCCACCCCATTGCTTATTCCATTTATAATTTATATAAAAGGTAGCACCATATTTCCAATCCCCATCATTATGCCAATTAATACCAGAACCTTTTTCCATATAATGAATATTAGTACTCATACTTTTTTTATCAACGATTTGAAAATATGGATTAAAAGTCACTAAAGTTTTTAATTTTTCAAAAGGTGGATAATTTGTTACTTGATTTCTAAGAGGGGGTACAATGTTATTTATTAAATTATTATTCCAAATTCCCTTAGAGGAGTGTAAATTTATTTGTTTTCTTTCTTTGATTATTGCATCATGAATACCTTTATACATATTATAATCTAAAAAATTTGTTATCCACCAAATTTTTCCAGGAACTGAGTATGCTAAATTCACAATTTTTTACTATTAAATCTAGGCTTGAATTTTATATTTTCTAACATATAAATATTTATATATAACTTATTTAAATTATGAAAGAAACAAATTTTAATGCTAGAATAATAGATCTTAAATATCATATAAATGGGCTTGTTCCCACAAATGTTTGTAATGCTTTTATTGAATTTTTTGAACAAAATAAATCTAAAACAGGAAGAGAAGGAAGTTATAAGTATAAAGAAAACAGTTATGCCGAGGATAATTTTAGTTGTTTAAATCTAACAAAAGAAAGTTTAACTGATTCTTCATTTATTGACCCTTTAAATGTTGCTAAAAAATATATCACTATTATGGTACAAAATTATGTTTTATATATTCAAAATAAATTTTGTCCTAGTTTTAATAATTTATTGATTTCTAATTCTCATAATATAAGGATTTTAAAGTATGAAACGGGTCAGTGTATTAAAGATCATGCAGATGTTGGATTAGATTATAATAGAGCTTCTTGCACTTTAAACTTGAATGAAAATTATGAAGGTGGTGATTTTAGATTTTTTGATGGTCAAATTAAACACTCTTTTAAGACGGGCGATGGTATGATATTTCCTGCAGAACCCATTTGGATACATGGGACTGAACCTATAACTAAAGGGACCAGATATTCCATAAATTGTTTTTTACATAAATGATAAATAGAACTGTAAAAATACAAAATTTTATTGGTATATATGACGGATATATATCTGAAGATGAGTGTAACAAAGCTATAAAATTATATGAAGATCAAGACAAATTTAACAACACAATAAATAGAATTAGTTCGGAGAAAGCGTCCATATTACAAAAACAAGATCAACAATTTTTTGCAAGTCAAGCTAACCTAAATTTTTGGTGGGAAGATTTAAAATCTTTGATGGTTAATTATGATTTAGCTTTTAAACATTACATCGATACTACTGGAGCAAAGGAAGCTTATGGTGTGCCATTTAATTTTACATCTTTAAAAATTCAAAAAACTTTACCAACTGAGGGATATCATGTTTGGCATGTAGAACATCAAAAAGGATTTGAAAATGAACCAAGAGCTTTTGTTTTTAGTATATATTTAAATGATGTAGAGGAAGGAGGAGAAACTGAATTTTTGCATTTTTCAAAAAGAATTAAACCCAAGATGGGAAGAATAGTTATTTGGCCAGCAGCTTTTCCTTACGTACACAGAGGTAACCCACCCTTATCAGGTAAAAAATATATTTTAACTTCTTGGATGTTATTAAGATGAACTATAAGATGTAGGCCTTGCACCTAATCTAGCTGTCTTATCAGATTCGCTTTCACCCTCTATATTATCTGCATCCCAATCAGCTTGTAATTTAGCTAAATGAGCTGCATCCCACTTTGTTATGAAATCAGAAAAATCACCTAAGTTTGCGTTATTCCAAGTTGCATGAGGTTTACCATCTCTGTACTCTACAGTATCATTATGATCTAAATTATCTGCAACGTATTGAATAGCCCAGACATCTGCAAATTTACTTTGATTCCAAAAAGCATCATCATCCAAAATTTTGTAAGCTATGCTATAACCATCTTCATTTTTTATAGTATGATTGATAATTTTTTTATCATCCATTACTACTGTCCATGTTGAATTCGTTGCCATATTTTCTCCTAAGTTTTAATAATATAAATTACAGTTAAAAAAGGTTGTAAAACTGAAGTTGCATCACCAGTAAAAGTTGCACTCATATTGTGAGAATGACCTGTACCAGACCCTGCACTTGAAGTACTACCTGGAGTAGCAAAGGGGATATTAGGAAAAGAAGGTTGATCTACCTGTGCTCTTCTTAATGGAAAACTTGCACCCCCACCGTGTGAGTGAGAGGCTAGTTCTGCCTCTGATAAAGTATGGTTAGCTGTTGAACCTCCAACATTTCCAGTAGATTGAACAGTGTTTGCTCCACCTGTTGATCCTAAAGCTTTGTTGTTAGATTTACCAACCGCTACATTATCTGATAGATTAGGAACATTGAAAGTTGATGCACCGTCTCCTACACCATAGGTTGTACCTATTATTGCAAATAAGGCAGAGTAAGTTGATCTTGAAACTGCTGAACCATCGCATTCTAAAAAACCTGTTGGTACTGAAGCAGAAGACCATGGCACAATAGTTGCCGTTGGAATTCCCTCGATACCAGTAAGGTTTGCTCCAGAAAAATCGTATTTTGTTGCTTCGTAATTTGACATATTATTTATCCGTAAAAGTCCATCCTACATTTGAACCAGAAAAAACTAATCCAAATGCTGCACCTTCTGTATTAACCACTAAGTCAGATGATGCGTTTGCTATTTTAGAGCTGTTTCTACCCACAGTCAACGCTGCAGTGTCAAATGTGTATCTTGAATCTACAAAATGCACTTCATCGCCAACTGCTGGTGATGCTGGTAGTGTGATTGTAACTGCTCCTCCGTTTGTCTCAACAAATAGTTTTGCTCCTGCCTGAACCGTCTCTGCTGCACTAACAGTTCTCCATTTTCTATACTCGTTTGCTTTCACAACATTTGTTCCGTCAGCATAAAGTACATAACAATTTCCCTCACAAAGTAAAACACCAGTTCCACTAACTGTTTTAAAAGTTAATGTAAAACCCGCATGATCCGTGCCATCAATTACATTATATACTTTTTCTATACTGTTTGGTATTGTAACAGTTCTGTTAGCAGCTAATGTTCCTGTCAATTTTAAAGTAGCATTTCTAGCATTTGATATAGTTTTATCAGTCATAGCTAAAGCTACATCTGATGAAGCTACATCTATCTCTTGATATCCTGCAATTGCCTGTTGAACTAAATTTAAATTATTATTTGTGTTGTCTCCCCAAGTACCAGCATTTTCACCAGTTACCATGAGTTCTAGTTTTAAATCGCTTGAAAAACTACTCGACATAAATTTTATCTCCTAAACTACCATATTATACATTTGCTAAGCTGCTAAATCAACCTCTGTCCATGTATTATTTACTCCAAGATCTACCTCTTGCCATGATGTTACGTTAACTGTACCAACACTAGAAGTTAATTGTTGACCTGATGGTACAACTAAACCATTTCCAGTTATTGTGACATCATCCAACGAAGCTGTCAACTGAAGACCAGAAACTCCTACAATTTGACCAGGGATTTCTGCATGTTGCCCAAGAGACATAGTAGCTTGAATTCCACTTGGTTGTTCAATAGTTGTTTGAATTAAATTTATGTCCCCTATGGAAGATGTCATTTGAATACCAGTTACATCAACTGGAGTTTTCAATCCAGCTACTGTTGTTCCCATCGATCCAGTTAAAGAACCCGCACTTGTAACTTCTACTAATGCATCTCCCTCTAAATCTGAAGAACCTATTGTAAAATCAAGTTGATCTTCTGCTGCAAATACAGTTATGTCTTGATCTATCTGTAAAGAAAAACTTCCAAAAGTAGAGGTTAATTGACCAGCACTAGTTACAGAGACCGATACATCGGTTTTTCCAATCGCTGCTCCAATTGATGAAGTAAGAGTTTGTCCCGTAGCTATAACTGAAAAAGCACCACCCCAAGCAAGGTTACCCCAAGTTTTTCTACCCCAACCAATACCTGTTAGTTGGGATTCATCTACTGTAGCAGTGCCAATACTGAATGTAGCAGAAACACTACCTACTGGTACACCAATACCAATAGTTGAGCTTCCCACACCTATTGACATTGTTACAGGACCTGGATTTTCTATTAGAGCAGAAGTTCCACCGACTGTAGTGCCTTGTGATGATGTTAATTGAATTCCAGTAACGTCTATATCTGCGTTAGCAGTGTTTGTTACTGATCCTATTGAAAAAGTTCCTGATATGCCACTGACTGAGACTATTTCGTCAGATAGGTCTCCCCATTCTGATGCTCCCCATGTCTTTCGTCCCCATCCAGTGGCCATATCATTTTAATCCTTACGCTAATCTTAAAATAGCAGCAGATGTTGTGAACGCAGGAAATTGAATTGTAAAAGTTCCTGACGTTGCAGTTTTATCTCCACCAAAATCTAATACAGCGACTGCATCGGTAGTGCCTGAACCACCATCAGTAGTCGTGTTATAAATTAATGCTCCTCTAGCTGTTAATGTAACTCCTACAAAAGACAAGTCAGCAAAATCAGTGATTGCTACTGAAGATGAAACTTTTACACCTTGGTTTACTAAAGCTTTTCCACCTGCAGTGTATCCTGATGGTGATGTAACTTCATTAGGTGTAGTATAGTTTGTAGTTGATTTACCTAAAGTTGCAGACGATGTAAACATCGCTAACTTATAAGTGTCAGATGAAGTATCAAAATCATGCTTACCTTGTAATAATTCTTTTTTAAAACTATCACAGATAGCGTTTGTTGTTATAGCCATAATTGTTCTCCTTTAATTAAGGACTTGGAGAATCGACTTTTATTCTTGGAACTCCGTCTGTATATTCCCCTCGTCTTCTTCTACCCATTTGTTGTAGGGCAAAATTTTGTATTTCTTCATTATACTTTGAATTATAGAGGTTGTATAGATTGTCAGGTCCTTTTAAAAATCTAAAAGCTTCAGCTAAGACTCCATGCAATAACATAGATTCTTGATAAGTTGATAAAAATGTATTGTTTGAAGATGTAAAATTTGGGGCATCTTTAATATAATTTATTTGTACAGTATCAGCCGTAGCAGGAGTAGGGGCTACAATAATATTAAAATCATCATAATTAGCGTAGTATTTTGGTGTGCCTTGTTTTCCTGTACCGTTAAATTCGGATATAAAACTTGTGTCTCTTTTTTCTAGAAAAGTTCTATTACCTCCAGAATCTATGAATTCTACTGATCTTAAAATCAAAACATCAGAGGGTAGAGATACAGCTCTGTTACCAGCTGTAAAATTTGACGTAGCATATTTTCTTAAGTCATCATAATCTACCTTTCCTGCTACATCTAATTCGACTGATCTAATAAATTCTTGTATAATACTATCAGTAAGGACATTACTATCCACTTCTGTATAATCTCTTACTTGAGTTAGAAAATTTGAATGAGTAATTGACATTATGAAATAGTTACTCCCACGTTTCCAATACTACTTAAAATTTCTCTTCTTCTATTTTGTAATGACGGATCTTCTGGAACCATATTATGAATTGTTGTTGTAATACCATTAGATGTTACTTCAAATTCTTGTGTACGAAAAGCAAAGTCTCCTGGTAAAGATAAGTTAGCTACTCCAACAGGAGTTCCCCCTGAATCTGATATTGTCTGATCATTCGAAAATTCTTGAGATGGTTGTTGAAATTTCATTACTCTTGGATTTTTCAAAGCAACAGCATCTGCTTTATGGTATGGTGGATCAAGTTGTGGATGTTTTGGTTCAAACTCAGAAATGTGAACTAAAGATCCATTCCACTCTTTTACCATTTCTCTGTAAGGATATTCCATACCTGATCTATCAGAAATAGCTTTTGATCTTTTACCAGTTGCAAAACTCATTATACACCGTCTCCAAAATATGTTTGAGGTGAAATATAGACAGATGCTCTTTGACCATCTTCATTTAATGCTCTTAACAATTCATCCTCATAAAGTTGTTTTAACAATTGAATTCTATCAGGTGCTTTTTTTACAGATAGATAATATGCAAGGCCAGAACACATGCATGGTAAAAATCTATAAACAACATCAGCTTGATTTGAATATCCACCAGCATCCTGTATTCTATCAATGGTATAGAATTTTAAAGTTGTAAAAGTTGTTGCATCAGGAGCTAAATATAAAAAAATTTGAGGTGTTGTTTGTCTATCCACAAAATATTGAGAGGGCTGTCCAGTTTGTAATTTATTTGGCAGAGCCGCATACGCAGATCTATCAATTTTTGTTAACGAAATATCATTTGTTGTTGAAGTATTACTAGCTGCAGCCGTTGTTGAAATATAAGCTTCTAAAACATCGTTAACACTTTCATTTACTGCATATTGTGCAGTTCCTGCTACTAACGCTACTTCATTTAAGGAAACTTTCCAAAGATGAACACCTCTGTTACCCCACTCAGAAAATAAAAGATTTAAACTTCTTCTTGCACTTCGTAAGTCACGACCACTATTAGTCCGCATACCACATCTCTCGTATGCTTCTTCAATAATGTCATCGATATTTAAATCGAATGCTGATGTACCTGACGTAGCCATAATTCATTACATTAAATCTTTATAATAATCTAAAGATTTTCCTGGTATTAATTGTTCATCTTGTAAACCCATGCCTGATGTTCTAGCTGCACCATAACCTCTAACAGATTTTCCCTCAGATGCTTTCATCATTTCTTTTTCTCTAACTTTTTTTGCAGCCATGCCGACATTAGCATAAGACATACCACCAATTCTTTTTTTCTTAGCTGATTTAGCTGCCCCTTTCATTTGAGTAAGCATTCCTGTTCCTACAATAGGTTGTTTTACAATTTTTTCAATTAAATCAATATCTACATTTTTTCCTTTAGATGCTTTGATTGTTTTTAAACTTTTAGCTTGAGCTTGATGTAATTTAGAGGCTTTATTTAAACCTTTAACAACTTTATTTATTTTAGCCATATCTCCTGATTTAGCTTTTAACATTTTACCTTTTTTAGCTCCACCTGAAAACATTTTCATATCTTTCATTTTATCCATTTTACCACCCATAAGTTTCATTTCTTCGGCAGGTCCAACTTGTGCAGCTCTAATTTTTTTTAAATATTTTTTTCTCAAATTATCCAATTCATTTGGACCTACTTGAGCACCTGATTCTTTTTTAACAAATTCTTTAAAATTCATCATTTTGCCTTTGTCTGCTTTTAACATTTTCTTTTCTTTAAGTTTGTCTCTTAAATCTTGATTAGTCATTCCTTTAAGTTCAGATTCTTCACTAGGACCTATTTGTGCACCTCTTAATTTTGCAATTAATGTTCTTCTCATATTTTGATTTTTAGCCATTTTAGATCCTGCTGTTTCAACAGATCTTCCTACTCTAGCTTTTAACATTTTACCTTTTTTAGCAAAACCCATTTTTTTTGTTACATCTGGTCTTTCTGCTTTTAATTTTCTTAAACCCTCACCTTTAGGTCCCTCTGGAATTTTTTTCAACATTGTATCTCCTCCTACTTTCATTTTTAAAAGATCACTATGATAATCTTTAGTTGATGTTTTTTTTAATTTAGCTTTTAATGCTTTTGTTCTTGCCTTTTGTTCTGGTGTTCTTGTAGCTAGTTGATATCCTATATTAGCTACCTCAAAACCTACAGTCAAAGGCACTGCACCTTTTGTTAGAATTCTACCAGCAGTTTTTAATTTAGAAATATTTCTTAACTGTTTAGCTTTTTTTGCAGTAACTAAGGCTTTTGAACTACTAGGTGTTTTTTTACCAGCAAATGATTGACCTGCCTTAAATGCTTTGAATTCAGACATTTTTGGATAAGCTCCTGCTGGAGGTGCTCCTCTTGTTTTAGAAAACAAATCCTTAATTTTAGGAATTTTTAGAGAGCCAACTTTATCTACACCTTTTCCAAGACTAGTGTCTGCCCTTCTAAATAATGTTTTTAATTTATCTGATAATTTTTCTGCCATATCTATCCTAAATTTCTATCATACCACCATAATACTTCTTGGTAAAGGTACTGACATTTGTTGGCTTACCACCAACACCTTGAGGTTTAGCTCTTTTTCTTGCAACGGCACTCTTCCTCTGGGATTCTGTCATCCTTGCCGCTTTTGCAGCAGGGACGCACTTTGGATATTTTCGTTTTCGATCCGCTGCTAATTTTGAACGACCACACGGTGCGTAAGAACCATCTTTTCGTTTGCTCCCAATATCTACCCATTTTTGATCGAACCATTTTTTTAGTCCCATTAGAAAACACCTTCAAATTTTGTGCCTTTTATTGCTGCCCCAGCTCCACGGCACATGCCCCCATCTCTTAATCCTTTAGCCTCTATTTTTTTTGCATCTCTAAAATCTGCTCTGTCTTCATCATCTCCAGCTTTTCTAGCATCAAAAGGGTTATCAAAAAATTTCTCTTTTCTGCCACTTCCAACTAATTCCTCTGCTGTTTGATAACCTTTTTTCTTTTTTTTAGTCATCTAACATTCCTTTGTAATAGTTCTTATAACTTTTGTTTGAAACCTCATGACCAGCAAGATTACCTTTTATGTAAGTTCCTGCATATGGTTCTAAAGTTTGTGCAAATTTTCCACTACTCGCTTTAACAACGGAATCTAATGATTTAGCTTGTGCTTTGTGAAGTCTTGAAGCTTTATGTAAAGCACTCGCAACTTTTTTAACTTTAGCTTCTCCACCACTCACTTTGCCAGATGGTTTTGGTCCTCTAAAATCTTTTCTCTTTACACCAGACGGATCTTTGATCTTACCCGCACAGATTTTAGAAGCGTATGCGTTAGCATATGCTGACGGATATACCTTGAATTTTCTTTTTGCTGCTGCTTTACCTCTTGGGCATAGTTTTGTCATAATGAAGAATTATAACATCTCTTTAGCTAACAGTCTATGCTTTGAATAAAGGGCTTTTTTTTCTTTTAATAGATGCAATGACTCTTTTCTTTTTCTTTTTTTCATCTCTAGCACCTCTTAATTTGCCTTCTATTTGTTTAGGTAATTGTGATCTTGTAATTGGCATATTATACTAACTCCTTTGCTGATCCTAATATTGGTTTATATTTAGTTTTACCTTCTGATTTATATGCGTGTAGAAAAGATGCTCTTGGTGTGCCCTCAATCCACGAGCAATGTATCCATCCCGAGTTGGGTTCACCAGGAGTATAGAACTCGAGAATTAATTGATCTGGTGAAAGGTTAGATTTTATCCAATCAAAAAGTTCTGCATTATCCACACCTATACATTCAAAATCTGCCGCTTCAGCACGGGCATGTTGTGACCTGCTCGAGCTGCCGATGGCTTCACACAACTCTACACTACGAAAACCGCTTGTCACCTTGACCCTACCAAAGTGATCACGTACTGGTTGGAGAATATTTTCACACAACAATTTTAATTTTTCTATTTGTTCAGCGTTAGGGTTGTTGTTGATACCCTTACGTATCGCAGTGTCCGATTTGATTAACTCTGAAAGAGTGAAGTTTCGTGTAAGATTCATCAGTGTTTATTCTATAATTAATTTTTTTATACTTTTACTACCGTCTATATTAGATTCTAATTCTGCTGTGCCCTTCCAACATTTATAGGATATTGATTCTGAATACTGTCTCTCAGCTGTGCGTTTCCCACGTAAGCATTCTGCCATTGAACTTTGCAAACGTGCCTCCTTAATTTCTCCATTTACAAACATAAGTAATCCTATTACAGCTTCTATCATTGTGACCTACCATTTGTATAACCTAGATCCCTGTTAGCATCTTTAAGTTTTTCAATATCAACCAAAACCTTGTCCATTTGTTTTGTTAAAAACTCAATGTTTACTTTATTTAAAGCCATTGACTCAATATGTTTGTTTAAACGATCGGTAGTCTTGTACAAATCCTCCAACATCATGTACTGCTCAGAATCAGCGGGTAGTGATCCCATTTGACCACGTGGCCATTTTATTCTGAACTCTGTATTCTGTTCTACATCCTGTTCCATTATCTTAATCTTGGTGTCTGCAATGTTCAGACGTTCAACCATCTGGAAGTAACCCATGGTTCCGAGTGCCACGATAATTATCAGACTGGCAACCGTCTTCATAGGCATCTGCACGGCAGCGGATTCAGATATTGATAGAGGTTTATTAGCCAAGTTTTTTACCTTTGTTTATTCCTTTTTTAATAATATAAGATTGCGTTCCATTTGCCCCAATGTCAACTTCTTGTCTTAAAGTTTTTTGTAGCAATTTTACTTTATTTTTTTCTTTTTCTTTTTTGGAATAACTTTCCAACAATCTTGTATCCCTCATCTAAGATATCTCCTATTTTTTTTATAATATTATCTATACCTGTAAATAATTTAATTAAATATCTATCAATCATTTTTTTTACCATTATTTTCAAAAGACATATCATCTGCAAATTCCTTATAAGAGTCATATGTTCTTTTTTCATTTTTTACTTTTTCCATTTGGTAAAACATCTTATCAGAATCCTCTGTGACCATGCTAGAGTCTTCTGCATCCCAATAAGTAGTTTGGACTTTATAATCAGGCCAACTGTCATCAGTAGTGTAGCTAGTACAGTGCCACAGAATACGATTATTAGGCTGAGCTGCATAATTACCGTTATCGAGCTCCAATATATGTGCACACTTATGTTCTTGAGGTATTTCTGAATGCTCTGTATCAATGATATTAACGTCTGGATGAGCCCAATCAATTGTGAATAAATATTTACCATGATAAAATTTTTTATCTAGACCTAAATATTTACCTTTTAAACCATCCAACCAATCAAAACAAGTGACACTAGGCCAGTAACTAAAACAATTCCACAATTCCAATTCGTGAACTTGCATATCGGGCACTTCGGTTCTATCAAATTGTTTTTGGAAAAATGCTGAGATAGGCAGTCTCCAATAACACGCACCATTTGGTAACATGATATTAAATAAGATAGCACGACCTGAAATACTGCTAATACTAAAGATAACACAGTCACTATACTGTCCTTTATTTTCTTCCATGTCATAAAGATACTCCTTTCTAATTTTACAATAAATAGGTGGTATATTTGCGTTAAGGTAAGCCATGCATACCTATTTTAATATTAATACGATTAAAATCAATAGTAATAATATACCATGAATTTGATTTGGCACTCCTATGATTTTAGATTCTATTCTATAAAAAATTTCTTTTAATTGATCTAACATTTCCATCTCCTTCTTGCTTGTCTTATTCTTGAATTTGGGTCATTTCGTGTTTTAGCACTTGATCTTTTTAATTGTCCCAATGATCTTGCACAAAATGATTTACGCCTTTTTGCATCTTTTGATCCTGGTTTTACTTTACCAGTAACTGCTGTTTTTAATTTAGAACCAGGGTTTAATCTTCTGTAAGCTTTAACTCCAGCTTCTGTCATTCCAGCCCCTTTTTCAGTAGGTCTAAAATTTTTTTTGTTTCTAGGTGGCATACCACCTCTTGAAAGTTTGATTATGTCTGCGTAATAATTTATATCCATATTAAGTGAATGTTATAGTTACACCCGCAGTATTAGCGATTGTCGCATGAATGCCTTCGGGAAAAAAAATACCTGAACCTGGTAAATACATATCTAAACCCTCTTCTCCAAAAAGATATGTTGCAATTATTGTGCCAGACCCACCACCTGTTCTAAAAATTATAGATCCATCAGCTGAATTACCTTTTGCTTGAATTGAAGTTAATCTAGCTCTTCTACTAGTTGGAACCATCTGTTCCGTACCAGTTGAGTGTTTTACCGATTGATCTGATGTAAAACTACCACCCCCAGACATTTACTATCCTGGATTAGATGTAGTTAACTGAGGTGCACTGTATTTATCTGTCAAAAGTGTATAAGCTGTAATATGTGTTTTAGTTTTACAAAAAATTCCTTTTGGAAATAAAATACCATCTTCAGGAAAATTAAAATTAATTACATCACCAGTTGGCACATCAGCTTGAAACAAAGTTGTTCCTGAATTAGAAGTTGTAGTTAATTCTAAAACTCCAGCACCTCCCCCACTTGAAGCAATAATAATACCTTTTAATCTTATGGGTTGAGCAATGATTGCAGAAGCTCCTGCAGCGGCATCTGATCTAGTAGCTTGTATGTCGGACTTAACTGCCATAAATTTTCTCCTTTTAAGTTGTGGCTCCCGAAGGAGCCACTAATTATTATACTATACCAATCAATTCAGAAGCATTTCTGTTCTGAGTACAACTAATATAATCTAATTTTGTTACTCTCTGACCTGATGCAGAAGCTGATACTGAGGCTGCAAACATTTGCATATCATCAGTATTGATGTTTGATGTAACAGTAGCTGCTAGAGCTCTGTTAACAAAAAACTCAACTTTTCCAGCTCTATCAACTCTAAATCCCACAGTGTCATAAGCACTATCAGTAATAGTGTATGCAGTGTATGTCTCTTGATTTGTTCCAGAACCATTTTTAGTTACAAATCTGTAAAACTGTTCACCGTTATTAGACTCAATAGAAATTCTATTTGCAGATCTCCATCCAGAAGTCCCAGTAAAAGTTTCAACTAAGCCAGTACCATAATCAGTAGCGTTAGCATCATTGTTTTGAATTCTTGCTT